TATGGGCCGGGTATTCAGATGTACAAAAGAGTATAGCAGGAGTAGCACCGTAAGATGCGATAATGCAACGAGTTAGAGGAGCACGTCAAATTTTTGCGCTCGATTTCAGTTGTACATTTACTTGGATTTGCTTGTATTGAGCTTGTATTTTGGAGCCGCAGCTCGCGGCGATACTTGGATTCTGGTGGGATTTTACTGGGCGCGTAGTTGTACTGCGTGCTTTTTTTGTACCCAATTCCCCATTATAAGGGCCTGACGCCGCGAAATCGCCGGAAAACGGGTCGCATTACCCTTCTGTCGTTCGTCCTGTTTTCCTTCCTGTTTGGCAGGACGTTTTTTTATGCCTCTCCTCTAAAATTGTACATCTGAATTTGACGAAAAAAAGCCTAAAAATCGCTATGGATGCCCAAATGGATGCCCAAATGGATGCCCATTTTTCAGCAATTCAAATCCCTATAATCCCATAATCGTATGTTAAATTGCGGGGTTTCGAGGCAATAAGACCCCCTATAATGCACAAAAAAGCACCGTTTTATAACGGTGCTTTATGTGTTTATGCAACTAAAATACAGTGAATTACACATTGAAAGTGCTATAAATACACATAAAAAAGTATTTTTCAGCCCATTGTATTGAACCTTACACTCGCTTTGACCAAAGCCAGGGAACGGATGCTGTCAATAGGAATATCTTTGGGTCCATAGTAGGCATTGTGGCTCACTAACTTTACATATCCCTCTTGTTCAGATTTCTGAATGTATTTGATCGCGATATATTCATCTCCGTCCACAGAGAACGAGAGTAAATACATTTCCCCCCATAAAATACCAATATTATGGTTGTGTACTTCCTTATATAATACGATATCCCCACTCTTAAGCAAAGGATACATGGAATCTCCCCGCACATATACGGCGCCGTCACAAGGCGGTAGATCGGGAATTTGCAAATAACTAACCGGGACGGGACGGGACGTATCGGTAAACAAGGCGACCAGCCCTGCTGCCGCATCTATTTCGTAAAGAGGAACATTCTGCAAGTCGAGGTTGCGGTCCGTTTTTAGGGGAAACTGGTCGGCAACCTTAATTTCTGATATTTGTTCTTCTCTTGTTGTAAGCATATTGCCTTTACCAGTTAGTAACCACGTCGGATTAAGATCTGAATACGCAGTAAGAATATTTTCTAATACTGTAGATCCTATACTTTTATTCTCCTTAACTGCTTTTGATATACTTCCTCGCGATGCTCCAATTGAATTTTCAAACGCATAATAGCTTATGCCCTTAAATTCAATGTATTTCCCTATTCTATGTGCGACCATAAGAAAATAATCATATAATTCTTTGGATGTAAGAAAATAGTCTTATATATTTGCAACACGGAAAACAAATTAACCGTGCTGACAAATATACGAAATAATTGAATCTATGGCAAGAGTACTCGTAGAATACGGCGAAGGGCGCAAGATCGCCAAACTGCTGGGCTGTACCCCGAAAATGGTCTGCGAAGCCCTGTCGGGGAAGAAGGACACACCGCTGGCACGCAAAATCCGTAAGCTGGCCATCGACCGGGGCGGAGTAGTCAAGAATAACACCTATAACAAATAATCGTAATTATGAAAGAGTTAAGTATTTTCCAGCACCCGGATTTCGGGACGGTTCGCAATGTGGTAATCAAGGGCGAGCCGTGGTTTATGGGCAAGGATATTTGCCAGGTTTTGGGAATTGCCAATCATAAGGACGCCCTCGGTCGTCTGGATGAGGACGAGCGGTGTGGGGTCGGCATTACCGACCCCCTCGGCAGGCAGCAGGAAGCCACCTTCATTAACGAGTCGGGTTTGTACAGTCTGATCATGCAGAGCCGCAAGCCGGAGGCGAAGTCGTTCAAGAAGTGGGTGACGTCGGAGGTTCTGCCGTCGATCCGCAAGTACGGCTACTACATCTCGCCGACGGCCCAGCTCTCGCGCAAGGAGCGCAACGCCATCGAACGCTCCTACCTCAAGGCACTCGACAAGTACATCACCGAGGAGGACATCTACAAGGTTTCGAAAAAGATGCGCTGCTCGGACAGCCACGTCCGGAACGTGCTGAACGGATTCCACCGGGACAACGACGTGATGCGCGTGCTGCAGGCCCGCGCTTTGGCCAACAAGAACCAATGGGAGGACGCCTATTCTCCGGCCAAGATGGACGAGGTACTCTCGCAACTGCTGTAAATCCTCCGGCCATGAACAACACACGCAGAAAGAGCCTCCGGGAGCTTATCGAGAAGACGGAAGGTATCAAGCAAGAGATCGAAGAGATCAAAACCGAAGAGGAGGAGTACTACAACAACATGCCGAGTTCGGTTCAGGATGGCGAGAAGGGCGACCGCGCCCAGACGGTGATCGAATACCTCGACGAGGCGATGACGGCTGCGGGCGACGTGATCGAAAACCTGACCTCGGCGGCAGAATAACACAACGACCATGAAGCGCTTTCTGAAATATTGGATGATCCGGCTGCTGGGCCGTGAGTTCATTGCCCTGCCCGTGAGGTGTAAGTTGGTCGGGCTGTGGTGGGTTTTCTCCATGTGTCTTGTTTGCGGGTGGGCAGAAACGAATCCGATATGGTCGCAACTGGTCGTTACCGCGAATTTCGCAGGGAGCAGCATCGCCTTGAAGGTAACCTTCAAACCAACAGAGAAACAATCTTAAAATCTATACAATGAGCAAAAACAGAATTATTCTGAACATTCAGCAATTAATAGGTCGAGTTGAGATCGTAGTTTCTCCCGCTGAGGAAAATATTGATTTACGTTCACTCCGCGAAAAGTTAAAGACACGTCTGGCCGAATGTTGTTTAGAAGCACTCGACAATTTCCGGCAGCGTCCGCTGCGATCTCCTGTACGGAGCGTTCGACCTCGACCCCGTTGCGGATTATACGAACATTCAAAGCCTCATCGACACAAGCATCGAAGAGCGAGCAAGCCAGCAGGGAGGATTCGGAAAGTCCGCTGATAAACGAAAGAACTTCTGATTTATCCATAAATCGCTAAATGTTTGTGGTTGGATAGTACAAATATAGCGATTTTCCCGTGAACGCGAAGGCGTTATTCCGGAGCGATACCGGCACGGGAGCAAAAATAAAAAGGTCGAAGAATGGAATTATACAACAATAGGCTATGCGCAACGTATGACGACCTCGATGGTATTGCAACCATCCGAGCGTTACAACACATGACTCAGCGCGGTAAAATCGAGCAAGTCCGCCGGGCCTGCATCGGGACTCCAGCGTTGTTCGCCGTTGATAGCCTTCCTGTAAAATACCAGAACGCGCTCTACAAGACGCACCCGGACCTTCAGGAACAGGCCGCGAGCCGGGAGTTTCTCGACACGATCGAGCCGGACGGCTTGGCCATGAACTTCTACGCCGAATATAAGGTCGAGGGTGCCCGAGGTCTGAGCTTCGCCAAGCAGCAGGAGTATTCAAACAATGCCGCTATTTTGGAGGCGTTCCGCAAATGGATCGAGAAAGCCGATTCGCAACGGCTCCGTCAGAGCTACCCGAGGATCAAGAAAACGGAATTTTGGGCACGTGCCGCGCGTGCCCTCCGTCGGATCGGGGACAAGTACCCCCATTCGCTGCCGGAGAATCCGCGTCGTTTGCAGGAAAAATTCAACCAGTTTTTTCAGGGCGGCAAACCCAACTACGAGATGTTAGTCACAGGAAAATTCGGGACGCGGAACGCGGCGAAAGTCGCAACCAACGAACAGCAGTCGGTCATCATCAAGCTGCTGTCCGACCACCGCAATTTCGACAACGAGCAGGTGGTCATGTTCTACAACATCATCGCCGAACAGATGTCTTGGACGCAGATCACTGTCGAGACCATCCGGCGTTACCGGAGGAAATACGCCTTGCTGACGTCCGCAGGTCGTTTGGGTGATACGGAGTTCCGCAACCGTCTTGCCATGCAGGTCAAGCGCCGCCGCCCGAAATTTCCGCTCTACATGTGGAGCCTGGACGGCTGGGTCTGCGAGCTGTTGTTCCAGGAATATGCCGACGGTGCGACCACCTACCACAACCGCTTGGTCGTCGAGGTCGTTCTCGACCCGTGCGTGAATTATCCGATCGGCTACGCCATCGGACGGCAGGAGGACACCGCACTGATCAAGGCGGCGCTCAAGGATGCCGTGAACCATACGGCCGAGTTGTTCGGTCGGCGTTACCGGGCGCATCAGGTCCAGAGCGACCGTTTCGCCATCAAGAAGATGACGCCTTTTTACGAGGCTGTCGGTGCGGAATACACCCCGGCCCAAGTCGGCAATGCGAAATCGAAGCCTGTCGAGCGCTATTTCCTCACGCTCAACAAGCGCTATGGGCAGTTGTTCGAGAATTGGTCGGGGTTCGGCATCACCTCGAATAAAACGCTCCAGCCGAATGCGGATGCGATAGACCTGCTGAAAAAGAAATTTCCCGACGAAGCCGGCTGCCGTGCGCAGATCGAGCAGATCATCGCCTCGGAACGTGCCGCCAAGCGCGAGGAGTATCTGAAGTTGTGGGCCGAGGTTCCGGAAGAGCGGCGTCTGGTGTTCCCGCTGGAGCAGTATCTTCTGCACTTCGGCGACGAAACGGGCTACAAGAATGCCCTCGAGGGCTCGGGTCTGAACGTGAAGCTGCTCGGCGCCCGCTGTTCCTACGACTGCTTCGACCCTCGGTTCCGCCAATACGCACACGTGCGCTGGAATGTGAAGTACGACCCGGATAACCTCGACCATGTGCTTGCCGTCAATGACGACGGGACGCTGCAGTTCCTGCTCGAGAGCAAATACGTGCAGCCGATGGCCAAAATCGAGCGCACCGAAGAGGATGTGCGCCAGCTTTCGCGCGTCGCCGAGTTCAACGGAGGCCTGCGGAAAGATTTGCTCGGACAAATAGGCAGCGCCTCGGAAACGACTACGAATCTCATCAAAGATAATCCGCAGTTGCAGAATACGCTTGCCCGCCTGCTTATATCCGATTCGAATGGGCAGCACAAGCAGCGCCTGCAGCAGGAGCGACGCAAACCCCGGCGCCTGCCGCCCGTGGATGTGAAGAACCTGGAAGTCAAAACGGCCGAAGAGGTTGCGCCGATGCCTTCGGCCGGAAAAAAAGAGTCGATATTTAATCTTTACTAATATGAAAACAACCGAAAAACAAGCCATTGCCGCCCGTCTGAAGGAGTATTGCGAGAACAAGGGCAGCCAGAACAAGGCGGCCGCGACGCTCAAGGGCGTAAGCCCTGCGACGCTTTCGCAGATGCTTAACGGTAACTGGGAGCTTATCACCGAGGAAATGTGGCGCAATGTCGCTGCGCAGATCGGCTACGACGCCCGGCAATGGATCATCGTCCAGACCGAGGGTTACAACCGGATGTACAAGCTGCTCGCCGATGCCCAGGAGAACGCGCTGGTGCTGGCCGTGACGGGCGATGCCGGGTGCGGGAAGTCGCAGGCGATCGAATACTACGCCCGTCATCACCGCGACGTGTTCGCGCTGTCGTGCTCGGAGTATTGGAACCGCAAGCAGTTCCTCACGGAGCTGCTGCAGGCGATGGGTGTCGAGGCCACGGGCAGCACGGTCGCCGAGATGATGTCGGAAGCCATTTTGACGCTCAAGCGCAAGGCCACGCCGATCATCGTGCTGGACGAGGCCGATAAGCTGAGCGACCAGGTGCTCTACTTCTTCATCTCGCTCTACAACAAGCTGGAGGACCATTGCGGGATCATCATCTGCGCCACGGACTACCTCAAGAAGCGCATCACACGCGGGGTGAAGGCCAACCGCAAAGGGTACAAGGAAATCTATTCGCGCGTGGGCCGGAAGTTCATCCCGATGCCTGTGGTGAATGGCGAGGACATCGCGGCGGTTTGCGTGGCGAACGGAATTACGGACCGCGCGACGATCGAAGAGATCATCGACGACAGCGAGTGCGACCTGCGCCGGGTCAAGCGGCGTGTGCATGCAGAGAAAAAACGGCTTTCAAACAATGATTAAACTGTGTTCGAATGAGTAAGGCGATCAGCAATAAGAATGTCGCGGATGCGAAATTCGCTCCGGCTCCGTTCGACGGGCCTTTCAAGGCGGCGCTGGGACGTCCCGAGTTGAAAGGGTCGTGGCTGATCTTCGGCAAGTCGGGCAGTGGCAAGACGACATTCGCGCTGCAGCTGGCCAAATACCTGACACGATTCGTCGATAAGGTCGCTTTCGATTCGCTCGAACAGGGGCTGTCGCTGTCGATGCAGAAAGCCTGGAAGCGCGTGGACATGGCGGCAGCGGGTTCGAAAGTGATCTTTCTGGACAAGGAATCCCTCCCGGAGCTGCGGGACCGGTTGTCGAAGCGCAAGAGTCCGAATGTGATCATCATCGACTCGGTGATCTGCCTGGTCGGAATGCGGCTGGCGGACTACCAGAAGCTGATGAACGACTACCCGAACAAGCTGTTCATCTTCCTGGCGCACGAGGACGACCGGGGTAACCCGTCACCCGCTTTGGCCGAAAAAATTCGCAAACTCTCGGATATCAAGATGCACGTCGAGGGGTACAAGGTTTTCACGACGACGCGCTACGAGGACCGAACAAAGGGCGAAGGCGGCGAGGACTTCACGATCTGGGAAGAGGGAGCCGCAGAATATAGAGCAGAACTTTAATACTCAAAAATATGGCACAAAATATCATGGACAAACAGAAAAAGTGGCTGCTGCGGCAGTTTCACACCCTTTGCAGCCGACTGCATCTGTCGGCCGAGGAGAAAGAGACGATCATCGAAGGGTACGGCGTGGAGAGTTCGGCGGACATCGGCAACGACGATTTGTTGGCCATTTGCCGGGAACTGGAGCGCCGTTTGGATCGGGACGCGCTGAAGATGGACCGCCTGCGCAAGCAGGCCATCGCCGCCATCGGCGGATGGCTGCGGATGCAGGGCAAGGAGGAGAATATCGCGCAAATCAAAGCGATCGCCTGCCGCGCCACACGCTATGAGAGCTTCAACAAGATTCCGGCCGAGCGGCTGCGCAACCTCTACAACACCTTCCTTAACAAACAGAAGGATTCGAAAACAATCGACGAACTGGTAAGCATGGCGATCTATTCGCAGAGTGCGAGCCGCCAAACTGCCTGCTGATATGATTCCTGCCCTGACGCCCTACATCAGCCGTTATTACGATGACTGGCGGCGCGGCTCCCGGCGCTGGTGCTCCTTCCTGGGCATTCTCCCGTATGCGGATGACGTGCTGTCCGACGTGCTGGAGTCGCTGTGCCGTCGTCCAGAGGCGTTCCAACTCGACCTGCTCGCCCGTGAACAGGCCGGAGAGCGCCCGCTGCTTTTCTATGTGTTCGGAGCGCTGCGCACGGAAGCGATCCTCTATGCGCAAAAATACCGCGTAACCTGCTCGATCGAGCGCTTCCCGCAACTGATAGAGAACGATGGGTCGGATACGGAAATGTCGGCCGAACCGTTCGCCGCATTCCGGGAAGTGGAGGCGATATTCCGGAGCGACGATTTTATCGACGCAGGCCTGCTGTATGGCGGCCACGGACGCTTGTATCGCTATGTGACCCGTCGCACGGGAAAACACGGTTTCTATCCCATGATCAAGTATCAAGTGCACCTCCCGGACGGATCCCGGCGTCAGTTCAGCCGCCGCAGCTCGGCGATCGCATTCCTCGCGGGGCAAAATTCCCCCCCCCGGAAATCGGACGGGCAATCAACTGAAAAGAACGAACAACAACCTTTTAACCAATAGATAACATGAAAGTAAAAGTAACCTGGCGGGCGAACAACCCGTTTATCGCGCCGGACAAGCGCGATGTGATCAGAACGGCCGAGGTTTCCTCGGACAAACTCAATGACGCGGATCGCGTCGAAGAATGGGCACGCGAGGCCACTCCGGAAGGATTCCACCTTCACCAGATCGACTGCGACATGTGGCGTATGGAATACGACGACGAAGCGAAACGAATCATCAAATAACAACGACAATGGGACAGAAATCAATTATCGGCTGCGGCTACGTGCCGCGCGACGCAAAGGCCGTATGCCTTAAAACGGATCACGAAACCCTTCTCGACGGTGTGGAGTACAAAATCATCGCGGCCCCCTATGAGAGATCGTTTATAAAGCTACACAACCCGGGAAGAACTCGATTCCGGTACAATGCGATGGCGGTAAACGTCCTCGATCCTCAGACGGGACTGACCTACGCTGTAGAGTACCACCCGGCAAACCTGGTCCGCAAGGATGCTGCGGCGCCGCAGGCTGCGGCGTCCGAGTCCCCCAAAATGGACTCGGCGGCTTACATCAAGCAAATACGGTCGCTCGCACAAGCACTCGATCAGATGGCGAAAGACAATCCGGATGTGGAGAACGATTGTGGCATACTGCTGATCTACAACCGCATCAACGAGGATGGAAAAACCTACACGGGAGGCCGATTGTTCGGCGGCAATTCCCGCGCCCTTCAGTTCGGGCTGAAGAAATTATTTTCCGATAATTCGCAATTTCGCTCTCTGTTGGCTAAACTGATCGAGAAAGCTGCGATGAAACGTGCCCATGATGTTCTGATAAAATTCGATGGTATCGTATGCGGCGAGCGCAACGAATGAGCGAGGCGCTGCTGCGCTATGCGGATGCCGTGAGGGAAACGGCCTGCCATTTCACGGAACTGGGGGCGCTGCTGAATGATCTGCGGATCGGAGGACCTCGGACAAAAAAGGTAAACGGACAACAATTAAAAGAGAAAATTTTATGGCAAAGAGAGAAAAGAAGATCATCATCTCGGGCGTCACGCGCGAGGCAATGGAGGATGCATTCGGACGTTACGCCACGGCTGACGCCGAGGCCCAGAGCATCACGGCTGAAATGGATCGGCAGTTCGTCGCTATCCGCGAGCAGTATGCCGATCGTCTGGCGGAACTGGAGGGCCAGAAGCGCGAAGCCTTCGAGGTGATGCAGGTGTTCGCCACAGAACAGCGTGAAGTGTTGTTTACGAAGCGTCGGTCGCTGGAAACGACGCACGGTATTATCGGATTCCGCACGGGAACCCCGAAACTGAAAAACCGCAAGGGCTTCACGTGGGCGGCTGTGCTGGAGCTGGTGAAGACGTTCCTGCCGAAGTACATCCGCCTGACGGAGGAGATCGCCCGCGACAAGATGCTCGCCGACCGGGACGAGGAGGGCATGGCGGAGCTGTTCACCAAGTGCGGCGTCTATGTCGATCAGGACGAGGCGTTCTATGTCGAACCCAAAAAGGAGAAGGAGGATTAGGCCGAATGGAAAAGACGCGGGAGTATCGCAGGACGACCGTCGAACTGTGCCGCAACTGCGGCGGTCGGGGTTATGTTGCCGAGGAGTACGTCTTCGGACATGAGGACGGATCGTCGCCGAAGGCAGGCCGCTCGACCCGTCCCTGTCCGGTCTGCGACGGCCGGGGCCGCGTCTGGAAGGTAAACGAGGGCACGGTGAAGATCGAGCCTTTCGCCGGACAGACGGAATAAAAAAGACCCGTCGCCGAAAAAATCAGCTAACGAGTCGAAAGGTCGAAGTTTTGACAAAGATAGCGATTTTTTCGGAGAATGGGCAAAAAGGGTGGAAAAAGGAATATCAACACGTTGCGACGCATCAAGCTGGTCTGTGACATCGTAAACCAGCATTACGAATCGGGTGTGTTGAGAAAATGCTACAAAGCGGTATGGAGACAGCATGTCTATCCGAAGTACCCGATGTGTTACCGCACGTTCCTCAATTACGTTTCCACTCCGCCCGGTGAACTTCAGAGAGCCGAGGAGACCGAATGCCTCGAACGGGAACGAAAGCAGCAACTCTCGCTATTCAACGACAACCCCCTGCCATGATGCAGGGGGTTGTTCGTTACTTCGGGGCACCGATCCCGAGGCGCAAGGGCTGTGTCGTCGGCTGGGGAAGATCACACCCCGAGGCGTCGCGGCAATGTGTCACCCAGCTTTCAATGTCCTCGCAGACCTCCCCG